AATAATTCAGGCAATGAAAAGTTATTTATATTTTCATAAGTTGTAAAACTAGCTAAATCTGTAGTATTAGAAGCTTGAAATTCTATAGTAGGTTTAGGATTACCACCATTCAAAGTAGGAAACCAAATATTTAGCGTATAACCTCTAAAATCTGTCCATTCTATAGCATCTGTGGTAAAATCTGCATCAGCTGGATAAGTAACAACATCAGTTGAACTAACTCGTACCGTTATTTGTTCCTTTATAGCCATACTTCAACTTCTTTATGTTGTCCGTTGTATTCAGGGTAATCAGACGAATTTTCGCAAATATACCATTGAATAGTATTATAATACCCTAAAGCTACGTTATAACGCTCATTTAACCCCATTTGTATAGTAGTAACGCTAGTTGCATTGCTAAACTCATTCTTTACATTACCGCTAATTGTGTTATGAAAATCAGAATCACGTACTATATTAAAATAACAAAAGCCTTTTAACATTTCTTTAATTCCTTTTGATTCTCTTATACAGTTATTATCATCTAAATAAATAGCGTTGTAAATATCTAAGAATCTAGCCGTAACTGGTAACCCCGTAATTGGATCTAAATCAGCTACAAATAAATTGTATAACTCAACCCCTAACAAATCACGCAAAAAATCAGATTCATATTCTTCAATATAAGCTTCTATCTTGTCGTTTTGATTTGCACCACCATTACTAATAGCGTAAAATCCTGTAAAATCTGTAGGCGTTAAAAACATTTTATTTCTTTTCTTTTGGTTTTCTTGTCGCTTTTACTTCTTCTGCTAATCCGTTTGCAATTAATTTCTTTGCTATTGCATCAGTAGGTGATTTCATTTCTCCTGCCTTTAATCCACTAACATGATCTTTTAATATCTTAATTTTCATAATTTAAAGTCTTTTACCACCAAATGCCCGACACGTTAATGTCAGGCTTTAGTGTAATTATATTATTACTTATGGTTTAAGTAAAGCAGTAATTGAAGTTGAAACAGTACCAGTTACAAAAGCATCTGTATCATTCCCTTTAATTCTGTTTAATCCTCTCCATTCAACTAAAACAGTTCTCATGTTCTTAGTAAAATCATCTGAATCTAAACCAACTTGAATAGTCATTTCACCTCTTGAAAAAACTGAAGCTTTTGAACCATCCATAGCTAAAAATGTATCTTGTGCAATTCCTGTATTTTTTACTACTGGAATACCATCTAAAGACATTTGACCAGCTACATCTTGTAATCTATCTACATATTGTGCATCTGTCGCTTTAGCTAATCTTAAAGCAGTCATATCAGTAGGATGAACAACATAAACACTAGTCATGTGGTTAGCTACTTCAATTTGATTATCTGCTACTGTTAATACATCTGCAATATTAGGATCTACTACACTAGTAGCAAATGCTCCAGCCGCCCAAGCAGTTGATTGTGGTATAATACCGTTTAAGTTTTGCCCTACATTATCACCGTTTAAGATTTGATCGTCAATATCTAAAGATAATCTTTGTGTCAATTCGTTGTTAATTTCCGAACGCATAAAATCAATATCACCTAACATTTCTGTAGATACTTTGATAAATGCCGTTCTTTTCTTAACAGCTGAAGAAACTACTACTAAATCAAAATCAATTTGATTTTTCAAAGTACCCTCTACAGTTCCAGCAGGTGCTCCTTCAACTCCTGTTTGCTCAACCCATGAAATAAGATTAGAAGTTGCAACACCGTTAGAAATTAAATCTCTAATAAACGTTCTTCTTCTAGCAATGTTATTAACACCTGCTTCTCTTTGTTCTACTGGTACATTACCACCTGAAACGTTACCTATGATAGTCATATCACCTACTACTTTCATAGTAACTTTACCTTGACCAGTTTCAGACATAGCTTTTAATTCCTCAGCTTTTGCTTCTAATCCTTTAGTTAAAGATTCTTTTGAAGTTAAAGATACATCATCTTTAGAAACGTCTTTAGCATTTTTAATTGCTAATCCCATTGTTTTAAGTGTAGCATTTAAGTGCTCTACTTGTTCTTCTCTAGCTTTTTCAATTGCATCTGCTAAAGATTTTAATTCTTCTTTAGTAGCTGATTTATCTGCTAAATCATTGTAAGCTTTTTTTAATTCTTCATTATACTTTACGTATAATTTTGCTTGTGCGTCACCTTCCATTTTTTCAAAAGCTGACATTTCAATTCCTTTTTCTACAAGGAAATCATTTAATGTTTTCATTTTATATGAATTTATTTAATTTATGACCTTTAGACTTAGTGCCTTCAGTATCGGTTTGAGTGTCTTTATCGGACGGCTCTAATTTATGAGTGTCAGCTGGTGACGGCTCAATATTTTTATTATCTAGTAATCCAGTTGCTCCATTAGAACCCCTTAATACTAAACTAGATTCACCTATATTTTTAGCTTCTGAAACAATCCAAAAGTAATCTAATTCTTCAAAATCAGCTTTATTAGCTATTGTGTTAATATGGTTATCAAAATTAGTTTTTTCAGTTGCATCTTCTTTACTATCAGAATTTAATGCTAATTTGATATTAACGTATTGCATACGTACACTAGCCTCAATATCACTACCTGATTCTAGCCATTCTTTTGCTAGTGGGTTAATAATATCATCTTTAGCTACTTTATAAATTAATGCTTGTGTATTACCAGCGTAATCTTTACCTATTGAACTAAAAGGAATCTCAGCTAATAACATTTCAATGTTTTCTTTTTTAGCTACTACATTAGCTAATTCCATTTTATGATCAGTAACTAAATAGTTTTTTCCTTGTTGCTCGTTAACTGTTTTATTCCAAATACCATCTACGTGTAAATCAGAATGACTATCTAATATTTTAGTAGTGTTAACTGCTATGTAATAATAATTTGAATCAGTTAAAATACCTTTTGTAGTTGTTCCCAACTTGGTAACATCTATTGATTTAGCATTAACACCTAAACCCTTTTCAAAGCTCTTTTGTATCGTGCTACGTTTTAAAGAAATAATATCAGGCGCATTATCTTTTAAAGCCTTGAACAATTCAGCTTTTGTTTCGTATGTTGTATTTAGTTCTTTACAAATCATTTTTCAATGGTTTTATTTTCTTTTAAGGCTTTTAACTTCTCTTTTATAGATTTAGTAGCCTTTTCGCTTAATCCTTTTTTTCTAAGTAAGTCTTGTATTTTATTCGCTTTCGTTTGTTCCATCTGTTACAATTTTATCAGCTAATTCATCTGTAATGCTGTAGTGGTATTTTAAAACCTCTTTTTTAGAATCGTTAGATATTGGCATATTTAAAACATCACTAAAACCCTCTACATTAATTTTGTTCTTTTCAGCTTGTTGTTTTTGATCAGCTTGTAAAGCTTCAATTTGTGTAGTGTCAATCCTTACTTCTTCATTAGTTCTATATCTAATATTTAAAGGCTTAACAATATCTTGATTTAACTTACCTACTATTTTATTAAGGTTTGGTAGTATAGCGTTGTTATACATTCCTTTAGTAGCTTCATTTAAATTATTAAACGTACTAGATGAAGGATCGTTAAATAACTTACTATCAATATTAAATAAATTGCATAATTGTCTATCAGTTAAAACGCCTGATTGCATCAATTGTAAATCATTAGCAGTCATTCCCATAGCTTGATATTTCAAACTTGCGCCAGTAACGGCTACTTGATTAACTTTATCAATACCACGTATCATTGAAGCAATTTTATCTTTAACAGCTTTTGCTTCTTCACGACCTAATTTAACCCCACCACCATTACGATTAGATTCATTAGTTAAAATACCTCTAACACCTTGGTTTTTTACTAATACGCTTAAAGCCTTTTGAATATCTGTAGATCCAGTTAGAGAATATAAACCAGCTTGTAATGGTGCTAAACCTTCTAAAGAATCTAAGCCTATTGTAGTAGGATTAATGTACTTTAAATGGCTTATTATGTCAGCATCTATTCTATATTGCTTTTGTTTATCTGTTAATTTATATCCACTAGTCATAGTTAAATAACTTGTAGGCTCTAATGGTTGTATAATTCCACTAGGTATAATTTCTAGTGCATCAAAATTACCCTGATCAACTAAATTTGTTTTTCTTTGGTATAAATTACCACTAGATAACAAATAAATAAAACAGGCTTCAATCCATTCTTTAGTATTTAAAAACTCACCACGATAAATAGCAGGTTGTTTTAAAATATCAAATACTTTACCACTTTCTACTTCTTCATCTTTTCGCTTATCCCAAACGATTAAAGGTATGTCAGCTCCTGTAGTGGTAATTTTATTTATAATTGAATATACAGTAACGTTTTGACCGTAACCTGTATCAATTAGTTTTTGCTCGTTTTGTGCTGAATGATTTACATTACCATCATCAAAACCAGTTAATAAACCGCTTAAATTAGGAGTTTGTAAGCTAATGTGTTGCTTATTAACGGAAGGAAAAAATAAATCTTTTATTATACCCATTAATAATTATTATTATAACCCAAAAAACCCACTGAATTAACAGTAGGTTCAATGAATTTATGGAAAATATTACATTTTGTCATCAATTGTTACATCGCTATACGTGACAAATATAATAAACTTTTTTAAATAATCGACTAAATTTAAAAATTAATTACAATTAGTTGTTTGACTCATATTTAAACTAGGGTAATCTTTGTTACCTTGTTCTTCAAAGTCTTTCATTTCGTCCTTGGATCCAGTAAATTCATAATCATAATTAGATGTACCTAGTTCTGAAGTTGTTTCTATTGTGCAAACCCAAGTTTTTGTACAGCTGGTTAATGCTATCACTGCTAAAAAAGTTACTATCTTTTTCATATTATATTTATTTATTATTCTATTAAATTTTATGTATGCTTTTGTTTTAGATGAATCAAAGGTAGATAAACTTTTTACTTGCTTATCATCTAATACTTTTATTGTGTATAGTTTCATATTTATTTATTTTTATTTTTAATATAACCCACCGTACAAACCTATGTAAATTAAAAGCTATCCTAATTCCTATTATCGGCAGTGGGTTATTACTAGGCAACCCTTAACCTAATGTTATTAGAATAGCTGTAACCAATAAACTAATTATTGATACAACTAAACTAATTTTATATTGTTTATATTCTTTATCAGTCATTATTTTATTTTGCTTCATCCATCCAAACATCAAAAAAATAACTTATATTATTTTTAGAATATTCTAATTCAAAATACATTGACCAAACTTTAGAAATACCGTTTTCAATATATTCTATTATAAATTTATCATTTTCTATTTTTGAAACACCACTACCAATTAAATTATAATCTAATTTTGCGTTAGAATACCATTTATTTAATCTTTCGTTTGTGTAGTTTATTAAAGTTTTCATAATGTTTTGTTTTTGTTTGATACAAATATAAACATATATATTTAATAAACAACCTAAACAATAAAAAAATCTTGTTTTAATTCAAAATAATATCTCATCATTATAGAATCCCATTCATCAGGTGAACGTCCTATTAATTCTTTCACTTTGTCTTTTGGTATTACTCCTAGCTTTCCATCCTTGTCTATGTCTTTGATTTTAACTTGCTCCATTTCTTCACTGGTTACATCTTGTACATCACAATCAGAACAATACTCTACAACTTCTCTACGGTCGATTTTCTTAGCCATTAATATACTACATTGACTTTTTAAGTTATCGTAATTTTCACCCATTAATGCACGGCTATTATTTACAAACCCTATACAGTTTAAATAATCTACTACACCACCACCAACGCCATCTTCATCAGCTATAGTATTATTATTAGATATTTTATATTCACGTTGTAATTCAATAGCTTTTTCAACTACTTCATTTACTAAACTTTTACCCATTACATAACGAGCCACAACTACCCAACCATGCCATACCCTAAATACAGTTTTATCTTTACCTTTTCGGGCTACATCAATAGACAAAAAATGTTCTCCTTCAGGTTTAATGTGGTTACCATTCCAATACGCTGTAATAGAATCATAGTTTATTATTGTAGCTGGGTCGTTGTCATATTCCCAATTACCAAAATAAAGACGTTGTTTACTGGCTTTATCTAATTCAAGTAGACTATCAAGATAAGATTTAGGGAGATGAGGGTTATCTGTTGGTAGTGCCTGTACGAATTTTCTTTGTCTTGGTAGTTCATTAGATTTTGATGGTTTATAGAATTTTTTATACGTCCAATTTTTAGCAGGGTTACAGCTACCTAACATTTTAGGCATCAAATCAAATTCAGTTAATTTATATCTAATACGTGATTTAACTACTTGCCATGCTTTGTAAACTAACTGATTACACTCATCTATAAAAGCGCCTGTAATTTCTAATGAACCTAAACTATCAAAATGCGGATCACTTGGATAAAGAAATAAATCTTTTAATATTATTTCGCTACCATTTTTCCAAAAGATAGTATTTGATTGAGCGTTAAAAGTGTATTGGTCTGATATGCCTAGTTCATTAGTAAGATCAAAGAAGCTATTTAATGTAGTTTCTTTTAGTGTCTTTAATTTAGAACGACCCATTAACCACCTAGAACCAGCGTTTTTTAAACTCATTTCTATAAGCCATAAACAACCTAAAGCACTTTTTCCACCACCAGCTGCACCACCGTAAATAATTTCAGTAGTGCTATTATCTTTTAAATAATATACAGCGTTTTCTTGTTTTGGTAGTAGTTTCATTAATCATCTTCATGTGGTTTAACACCTGAACCTAATTCTATTATAGTAGTGGTGTTTTTGTTGGTGTTATCAGTCTTAACAGTAGCATTAAAATCAGGTAGCATTTTATTAATTACTTCAACTGCTTTTATTTTATCGCTATGTTTTGCGCTATCATCTTCTGCTATTTCTTTAAGCTTTAAAATATTACCTAAAGCACTAACTCCAGCTAGTTTTTTTATATCCTTTTGTATTTCTTCTATGTAGGCTATTACGTTAACGTCAGTTAACAAACGAGAAGCACTAGCTTTAGCTGATTCTTCAGTACAGTCAGGGTATGCAACCTTATAAGAACGTGTACCGTTCCAATCAATCACATACTCCTGTGCGAATACTTTATGTTCAGCTTTTATACTCATTAAAAAAATAAATTATAAGCACAATTCCAGTACTTAATATACCCCATTACAATTACAGGAAACACTACTAAAAGCCCTCCTAATATTAACCACGCTTTTTTACTTGACATTTGTTCTTTCATAATGTAAATATAATAATTATTTTTATTATATTTGTCATTCCTGATAGTTTATTTTTGTTTTAAGGGTCTACTGATTTATTTTAGTAGACCCTTTTTTTTATTATTTATTTTTACGTTTAGAATGTTTACCGAACTCTCTTAATGCAAAGTAACCACCGTAAACAGTAGGAATAATTACTATTAATAGGCTAGTGTATTCACTTGGTAAATATACTTTTAAATACCCCATAACGAAATAAGACAAAAGCAATAAACTAATAAAATGTAGCGTTATTGGTCTAGCGGTTTTAGAAAGTTTATTATCTGATTCATTATCTGATTCCCATCTTGAAGTTATATTTTCTTCTATTATTTGCATTTCCATTAAATCCAATTCACGAGCTTTATTAAATTCAATTTGTTCAAGTGGTGTTAATGTGGTTTGTCCTTGGATCCAATTACCTAGATTTTCAATAGATTCTTTACCCGTCAAATCTCCAAATATTTCTAACCCTTTACCAATTGCATCAGGTAATTTTTCTTTAGCGAATTTAAATAATTTACTATCTTTTAATTTTTTCTTTTTCATATAAATATTGGTTTTACACTAAAGGCGTGTTATTTTTAAATTCTATAAAGTTTCTGTATGCACTATTTGAGGTTTCGTAATTATAACCGCAAGTCTTACAATTCATTTCTCTTTTAATTGTACCTAAAGCCGTAAAGTTGTTTTTATTTAACTCTATATCTTCACTTCCACAGCTAGGGCATGAACATTTAAAACCTCCATTATGAGTACTTACATTTGTATTATGTGTTATGTAGTTTTGTAAAGCTAAATAAACATCTTCCAATACTATAACATCCACATTGCAATAATCGCACATCATTTTTAAAGCTGACTTAGAACCGTTAACTACATCTACCCACATTTGAAACCCTGTGTGAGGCATTTTTTCGCCTACGTCCAAGTCTTTAGCTAAATTATTTAAACTATTAGAATTAAAATTAAAATGGGCTTTAGCCTTTTTAAGAGTGTCAAGACTTCTATATTTTGGCTTCATTGGTACGCCTTGTAATATTGCTCTAGTCCTTAATTTTTTAATGTCAAATCTATCACCATTATGAGCTACTATTTCATCTGCTTGGTTTATTACTTTTACAAACTTTTCTAATAATGTTTTATCGTCTTGGTCTTTATCCCATTTTAAATTATAAACCTTATCTGACCCCTCCCACTTATAACTAACGCAAATAACTTTCCAATCATTTATTATATTAGAATGGCTTAAAGTTAGATTCCAACCAATACGCCAAGAATAACAAACCATAGGGCTTGTTTCTATATCGTAAAAGAGTCTTTTAATATTGTGTTGGTCTAAATTTAAATATTCTTTAGTTTGCTTTGGAGTTAATCTATATCTTTTGTTTTTATTTATTTTTAAACCTAGTTTTTTAGCGGTAAAGTCGTTCATTCTATACCTACCTTTATTAGTTCCTTTATTTTCTACGGGTTTATCCGTTTTTTTTCTTCTAGCCATTATACATTAGGAGTTAAGGTTTGAACATAAATTTTAACTTCTTCACCCATAAGCAAAGCGTTTGATATTTTAGTGTATAATTTTTTATATGCTTCTGTACTTTTACCTATTAAATTTTTATCTGCATTTGCTTGTTGTCCTACTAATAAACAACCAGCTGTATCCTTATCAGTATTACCTATGTGAATCAGAATATATTGAAATTCCATACTTGGTGTAATTAATTTAAAATCAGGTGCATTTGATACAGCTAACATTCCTTTATGAAAACCAAATTTAGTAGAATATTTATTATGAAATCTACCAACTTTTCTAAAAGTTATATCGTATAGCCCGTTTGGTATTCTAGTTTCTGCATAAACTTTTTTAGTTCTACCTTCATCTTCTAAGCCGTAGCACTGAAATTTACCATCTATCAACCATAAACTATCGGTATAGTTATTTGTTGAATTGTATCTAATTAAATCTACTCTCATAATATATTATTTTTTAATTTCCCAAGGTTTTTTATTTTGTTTATTTTTCCATCCTATCCACTGACCGCTAACTGGTTCTTGTTCTTGTTCTTGTGGTTCATATATTAATACTGAAAATATAAGTGTTAAGCCTACAAATATACCTAACCAAAACCCAAATAAAAAATTTTTCATAAATAACTAATTATTTTAAATAGTGTAATTGACAATACTGTGAATCCTGTAAATATAACTATATTAAATATTACTTCAGGTTCTTTAATGTATTTTATTATTTTTTTCATATTTTTTTTTAAAATTTAAATAAAAACCGCTATTAGGACGTCATGCCTAACCAAACTACAAGCCAAGAAAATCCCCAACTAAAAAACGTATTTAGTAAAAAATAAACTTGTATCTGACCTCCAACGGGTAGCGGTTTTTTATTATTATTTTATAATCCTTAACTTCAAATCAACTCTAAAACCAAATACTTCAGCATATTGTTTTAATGTTTTAAATGATACTGCTGATTTTCCTAGTTCCATTTGTGAAATATGTTGCATTGAACAACCTACTTTTAAAGCAAATTCAGATCTATTTAACCCCGTATGTTCTCGTAATTCTATTAATTTTTCTTTTATCATTTTATTGTATTTAGAATAATTCTTTTTGTTCTAATTGCTCTTTAAATCTTCTTTCAGCATCTTTTACGTTTAGTATTGCTTGTTTATAATAACTATCTTTTAATTCAATACCAATAGCTTTACGTCCTAAAGAAACTGGACTAAACACTTCACTACCTACCCCCATAAAAGGAGTAAAAACAATTTCATTAGGATTAGAATATAATTGTACTATTCTATCTATTACGTCTAATTGTAATGGGTGTACGTGCTTTTCGTCATCTTCTTCTTTTGTTTGTTTAAAAGGTAAAACATTATCAATTCTAATATCATCCCAAACAGAACTAGCGTAACGTTGCCAAATGTAATGACTTAACTTATTACTTTTAGGGTCTTTATGGTCTATAAATTTTTTGTTTAAATAATCCCATAATTGAGCTTCATTAAAATCTGATTTATTAGCATTATTCCATGCTCTTAAAATGTTAGGTAGTACAGGTATTTCTCCAGCGTAATTTTTTAAACCGTGTTCATGAGTTACAGGTACTTCATTTTCTCCTTTTTTTGTGAAAATTAATACATAGTCAGGCATAGCCGTAAAACACTTTGTAGAATCTTCTACTATAAATTTATGCATTAAACTTTGAACCATTGTTCTCATTCTAACTTTTAAAGGCTCTTTCCAAATTGTAATACGATTACGATATTCAAAACCGTACTTCTCGTGTAGTCTTATTATTTCGTGAGGAAAATCCCAAAGTCTACAAGTATTGTCAAATACATCTGTACAATGAACAGCGTTTATACGTCCTTTTTTAGTTACCCTAGCCATTTCTTTTATAAGGAACTCGTACTGTTCTAAAAATTGTTCTTTACTTTCACAGTTACTAAAGTCTTTATCACTACTTGAATAATTGTATAATCCAGCAAATGGAGGACTATAAACAGATAAGTCTATTGACTCATCAGGCATATTAGTAATAACATCCATACAGTCTCCATTGTAAATACTAAAGTTTTCTGTTTCTAATTGATTTTTAACTTTCATAATCTTATTTTATTTTAAAAATTTAGGTAATATAACTTGTTTATTAAACTCTTTTACGCTTTCTACAAATGAACTATTAACACTGTTTTTTAGATTTGTGTGTAATTCTATAGCTTTTTGTGTTTTCTTTTTTAACGACTCTAGTACGCTTTCTTGCCCATCAGATACAACCATATCAATAGTTACATCGCTTTTCTGACCAAATCTCCAAAACCTCCTAATAGCTTGGTAGTATTGTTCATAAGAGTAAGTAGGGAAAAATACAGAATGATTACAATGTTGCCAGTTTAGACCCTGTCCTGTCATTTTTGCCTTTGTAATTATTCTTTTTATTTTGCCACTCGCAAAGTCTAATAATATTTGTTCTTTTTTCTCCATTGATTGACTACCTATTATTTCTACTGCTTCAGTATCTAATTTTTTAATTAGTGCGCTTTCTTCATTTCTATTAACCCAGTATACGGACGTTTTACCTTGTGCTAATTCAACCGCTTTCTCACATCTTTCTTTTATAGTTTGCTTTACTTCATTTCTTACCTCATTAAATCCTTTTGCTGGTCTATTAAACATTTCTATTTGACCGTCTATTTCTAATAAAGATTTATTTTTAATAGTATGCGTTTTTACTATTAATTCAGGTAGTATATATTTTTCATCACTAAAACCTAAATCACTTGGCATCTTAACCATAATAGCCCATTGATTAACCCATGCAAAAAAATCATTTTCTGCGTGAGGTTTTAAATACCATTTATCTCCAGCGTGTTTTGGGTCTATTGAGTTATTATTATTTTTAAAAAACTTACCTAACATATCAGTATAACCCATATAACCTAAAGCCTCAGAACTTGTACCTAATTCTATAAAATCGTTAGGGCTTGGTGTTGCGGTACTTAAATATCTATACGGTAATTTTTTTACAAATGACGTTACTTGTCCTTTAATTTTACCATCAAAGTTTTTTAATATACTACTTTCATCTAATACTACCCCTTTAAAATCTTCACTATTAAAATAGTGTAATCTTTCATAGTTACAAATAACTATGTTTTTTGAGTGTGTACCGTCCTTTGAGTATTCAATATCTGTTATACCCATTTTATTAGCTTCTACTATAAATTGAAAGGCTACCGCTAAAGGTGTTAGTATTAGTACTTTTCCTTTTGTTTCGTTAACAATGTTTTGAGCTAGTGAAATTTGTATTAATGTTTTACCCATTCCAGTATCAGCAAATATTGCCATTCTACCTTTTTTACAAGCTCTAGTTATTATTTCCCTTTGAAAATCAAAAGCCATATCAGGTATAAAGTTTGGTTCAAAACCAAAGCTACCTAGTAGATGCTTCTTTGTTTCTAAAAATTCTTTGTATTCCATTTCCTTAATTATTTATTTTTGACAAATATAAACACAATTATTTAATTAAACTAATATATTTTTAAATTCTTTTAAATTTCTTACTAAATGATATTCATGCCCTAGTTTCTGAACACCCTGTTCAAAGCGTTTTTGTTTATCTGACTGTTTGCCTATTTCGTTTTTCACTTCTACAAATAGTACTTTGTTATTTAAAACTATTACTAAATCTGATACACCACTAAGTAAACCAGTTTGAAGTAAATCTTTCATAGCCATGTAACCACCTGAACGCTCATTAGGAACGCTAAAGCATAAGCCACGACCATAATAATTAGATCTAAAGTATTTTACTATTTCCTGTTGTATTTTATTTTCTGCTTTCATAATTATAAAAAAATATTGGTGCATTAAAACGCACCATAACAGCCTATAAACGCCATTAAAACGGGCGTTTATTTTGGTGTTATAAG